CTAATCCATAAATCTGGCTAATCATCTTATAACAAATATCTAATATGCCTTTAAGTTCTGTAGGATTCATAGAAGCTAAATCTCTTTCATTTATTTCACTTATAATTCTAAATATTAAAGGCTTTAAGTTATCAGCTAGATCTCTTGCAGTTTCCCCAACTTGTGCATAAACTTCCTGTACTATCTGCTCATTTAGCATCTTATTTATAGCTTTTACCCTATCCACCCATTGATTTTTACTAGATATTTGATAGATTCTTCTATCTGTAAGACTGAAATTATTAGAAACTTTTTTAAGTGTTCTGGAAGCTCCTAAGCCTAAATAGTATTGAAACCTTTTAAAATCTACATTAGATTCCCCTACCTGTTGTTGATTAGGTAAAGCTAAAGACATATCATCAATATAATCCATAAAAGTAGTATAACTTAAATATTATTTATTTTTACAATGCAGAGAACAACCACAGCAAAGAATTAAACATTTACACATTTTTTTTATTCTTTTTAAGACTTAGCCACAAAACTACTAAAAACTCTATCATTAGCCACCTATTTTCCAGATTATTTCTGTAATCTCTGAATCAATGTTTTGTATAATGTTTAAAACATCTGTTAACTTGTTGTTTGAGTTAATAATTTCTACTTGTAGTGCTGTTACTTCTTGTTGTAGATCATTAACAGTTTTAAACAACCATCCAACTAATGCAGCTAGTCCTCCCTGCAATACTTGGCTTAAATTTACTTGTGCTTTCATACTATTAATTTAGAGGTAATACACAAAATAATGAAATTCTAATATTCTTTTTAGTCCCATTTTCTTTGATGTAACAAGATAATTTATCTTTTGAAAAAAATTCTAGAGATCCCTTTCTCCAGAGTATATTCTTTGTTTGTGGATCAACTATTCTATGATCTGTTGGAATTATAAATCTAACTTCTGTATTTTTCCTATATACAACACCTCTATAATTAAGTGTCATATCTTTCTCTATAATGCATTTTCTTTGCGGCTTTTCTATACATGTATGGATCTACTACTCTACTTAATAATTTATCTTCATCATCTACCATATTGATATAAATTATATGTAGATAATTTATTAAAGTTTCTGGAGATTCTTTCTGGAACTCTACTAACCCTTTATGTGTAATTGTTTTAATATTAAATGTCCCACTTCTGTTCATGGTTATCTCAACACCTGTTAAAGAGTTTTTAACTACACAAACAAAACCTAAACCTCCCTGCTCTTGTAGATCTGTATTAGGCTCTATTTCTCTAATTTTTTGTAATTTGTCTATTAGTGTATGTTCATTAGCAATAAATAACATTACTGTTCTGTAACCGATATTTATTTCATCAGACGCATACTCCATTAAAAAAGACTCTCCGCGTAATACTCTACACACAATTTATACATGTGTAGTTTATGGTTATGTTCTGTACATTGCATACCATCTATTTTATGACCTTTAGCTCTTAACTCTGATATTCTTTGTGCATAATCTTTGATCCTATTTTCAAAAATAAATACACTAGAACAAACATAAGTATTCTCATTTCTCTTCAATATATTAAATATTGTCTGTTTATCACTCATCATCAACCTCCAAATAAATTTAGTTGGACTTCCATGTCTGAAAACTCAACCTCATAATTTTTATTAACCCCTTTAGGATATTCTAATAAATCTAATTTAAAATTTCTCATAATAAGTTTTTTATCTGTTTTAGATCCTAAAACCTGTATATATCTATGTTTACCCTTAATGTTTTTCTTAGATAGATCATAAAAATCTATAATATCTTGATTAGTTATCTGATCTTTAGTCTTTCCTACTTCCTTTTGGAATGTTGTACTGTGTTTCTTGTGTCTAAAGTTTTTAAAATGAAACTCTTTACCATCTGGATATTCATACTGTATTGAATTACTAGAAACACCTGTATATAGAAAATTAGTTGCTTGATAGATATAACCATTATGGCCATTATTAGGATCAGCGAAACTAACTATTATGATCGGTTTAGGTAGTAATTTAAAAGATTTTGTAACAAATTGACTAAGTACATTTCTAGGAAGATCATCAACAGTAATTAACCTATTAAGTTCATAAACAATTTTTTTATATTTATCTCCCGCAATTGACTCAGCTAATGTAGCAGATGGACTCATACCATAAGTTACAACACCTTTTATTATTCCATCAATATACAGACCATAAGCATAAGAAACAGAACATAATCTTTTTGCATAATGTTTATTTAACAACCAATCTGAGTAAACATTTTTAGGAACTTTTTGTACTAATATTTGCATAATAGATCCTCCCATCACTAGACCAATTTTTTTTCTCTGTCCAATAAGTAAGATCACAATCAGAACAAATAAAAGTAAATCCCCTAAATATTGTTCCTCTCTTTCTCCAGAGATCACAACTTACACAAAGAAACCTAGTTGGAGATGCCATATCTACCCCAACATTTTTTACTACTATTCCACCATGACCAATTGCCAATATTTTCTACTATCCATGAAGATACTTTGACATTAGTTTCAGCATCGTACATATCTAACTCCCTTTTATATATTTTTTCTTCTAACCATTGTTCTGTATTTGAGTTGATCTGGAATAAACCCTGATCATAACTCCCATCTTTATTATAGCCTGTAACTTTAGATCTTCCAGAAGACTCACAATATAATACAGTTAGTGCTAGAGTAGATTCCTCAGACCGAAAGTATTTGTTAATTAAAGGAATCCACTCCTGCACCTCTTTTGCTATCTCACATTGATAAGATGTGTTTATTATTTCGTGGATGTTTTGTTTACTTAGTTCAACAGATCCCAACAACGCACAAGATAGTAAAAGATTAATCATAATTACATTCACAATAAAAACGATCACAATATTTACATAAATTAAGATCTAACAAACTAGGAATACTCATAGTTTTACAAACCAACCTAGATTAGCTTTTTGTAATGCATAATAAGATGTTGTTCCAATAGCTATAAATAATGAGCCAACAGCAGGAGTAGATGTATCTGTACGATCAGGATTAATAAATTTTAATCTACCTTTTGTAAAACATAATGCATCTGCTTTTAAAGCGTAATTATGAAACCATCTTGTATCTGTTCTAGCGAATACTAAAGCTATTCCATTACCATGACCTACAAATTTATCTAACCATGATCCTGTAGATATGCCGTAAGGTGGATTCATCCAAACTAAATTCTCTCCCCAATCTTGTTCTAATCCATCATCTTTTTTAGTAAAATATTTTTTTGCTGGTAGCCATGGAACGCCACCCTCTGGCGCTGAAACATCTAAATCAAACTCAAGATCAAGTTTTTCAAAAACCTCTGGAGGAGTCCACCAATCAACTGTCTGTATTTTAGTTGCACCTCCTTTTGCATGTCCAAAATGTGTAGATTCGTAATCTTTACTCACGATGCCCAATCCTTTACATACTTAGTATGTTTTCGCGGAGTACCATCTTTATTTAATGTACCCTTTGCCTTAAAATCACAATTACATGATTCTCTATAAATTGTATAATCATATATTTTTTTAAATTCATTTACATACTTTCTTATACTTCCTTTTGGAAATTCTGGATCTATAGAACATATTTCCTGATCCATTTCTAAAAGTATTCTTATTTTTTGTCTATCTGATAAGTTAATTCTATTTTTAAAACCCATCTCCAACCTCCTATATTTATTCTACTCTTCTTTACTCTGCTCTACTCTGCCTCTGTAATGTTACTTATAACAACATAGTTACAACACATAATATTACTTAATCTCATTTGCAACTTCTGGATGAAGTTTCTTCTGTAGATCTTTATACTTCTTGTCTGATTCTTCTTGTTTTTTTCTTTTACGATATTCTGCCTGTCTTTTAGCGTTCATCTTTCTGTATGTATCTAATTGATTGTATTTATCATCCCAATCATGTACAAAATATCCAGACTTCTTTTTATCTATAAAACCTGCTTTTATCATTGCATTTAAAAGATCGTTTCCAGACCAGATAAGATCTTTACAAAGTTGTGCTTGTGGTATTTCTCCTCCTCTCTTACCATATTCAAAAGAGTAAGCCCACAATTTAACCAAAGATCCAATAGCCTCCATCTCTGATAAGTTGTTACCTCTAGCGAACATAATAAGTTTAGGATTTCTTAGTAGAGATATATCTACTTGTACCCATCCTGACATTATTCTCCTTTATCAACCTCATTGTTTTGTAATGATACTATATCTTGAATTGTGTTCTTGATAGATTGTAAATTATTTATATTTACATCATTTTTAGTAATGTGGAGTTCTCCCAACGCTTGTGCAGCTACTAACTTAGCTTTATTAAGATCATTGCCACATATAGACAAAGTAAAATCCTTTATATTATCCATTAAGGCTTGAGTCTTATGTGATATATCGGTAACTAAACCCTCATCCTCAAGTTCTTTTACTTTTTCATCAAGTGTCTTAGGTTTATCTTCGTTTCCATATTTATAAGTTACTTTTTGTTTTTTTACAGGATCTTTATCTTTTTCTACAGGATCTTTAAAATCGTTTCTAGAGTCCTGTAAAGATGGTGCAATACCCTCCATCTCCTCAACTGTTGCCTCTGATCCTAACAGAACTCTTAAACATCTACCTCTAGACTTTTGTTCTGCCTTCTCTAACCAATCTCTTTCATTAGATTGTTTAGATCCATGTCCTGTACATTTAGGAACTACAGAATCTTTTTCAAAGAAAGAAGTTTTAAAAACTACCATATCTGCAGTTTTCTCTATCATCTCTGTAACTAATCTACCCTCTGGATATTCTTTGTTCATTTTCTTAATAAGATCATCTACCTTTACATAATCTTCCAAGAACTTTGGCATTTGTTGTTGTGCCATTTTCAACCTCCTATTTTTGTTTTACCAATATATTTCATTTTATTACAACCATCAAAAGTTGCATTACCCCAAGCCGCAGATTCTGCAACTTGAAAACCCTCTTTAGTCTTTATAGTATATAGATTTATTTCTGGTTTATCTAGAGTCCAATATAAAAACCTGTACTCCCAGACAAACTTATTTTTTCTTTTAATTGGATAGAAATAAGACATTAGAAAATATTATTTTTACTAAGGATCTCTCCTCTGTGTAGTCTTGTTTCAAAGTCTGTCTTTTTATTTAACAG